CACTTTACTTCCATCATCGGCAAAAGCAATACTTGGAACTAACGCCAGAACAGCCAAGAATCGATGGAACATTTGATGCGCCTCAGAGGTATGTTCTTCGCGATCTTAGCCAGTTCTGCTTTTTGGTCTATCCCTTTGATGGCTCAGACTGCCGCCATCCATAGTGGGGTGGAGCAGGGGCACGGCTTCCTCGTGCGTCACGGCGCAACCTGCTATGTGGTTCTGCCAAGGCATGTCGCCGCGGGAAGACGAAATGTAACGGTTTTCTCCGGTGCTCCCGTCGTTCATTCCAGCGCGCTGATCGAGACCCCGTTCTGGGAAGGGATGGATCTCGCGATTGGTATTGTACGTGGTGCGGTTGAGCAACGCTGCGTTCGTCCGCTATCGGATCTTGACGTTTCGGTTCAACCTGAGTCAGGTGCACAGGTTCAACTTCTGCGTCTGCGGCAGTCGGGAGAGCCAGAGCGGATCGACATGCTGATCACCGACAGCCAGTATCTGACGCTTGATGCCGACATCTCGGATGCGAAGAGTGAGCTGTTCAAGGGTACCAGCGGCGCCTTTCTGTTTGCCGGGGACACTCCCTTGGGGATGGTGATCGAAGCGGTTTCGCCCACGAAGGGCCGGTTCATCAGGATAGAAGAGATCTTCCAGAACGTGCAACGTCGCGTCGAACGCCGGGCCGGTTTTGCGTCGGCCGAGGATCCGGCCGAGGCAAGCCCTGCACTGAATGAGGAGGGGCTTCCGTTCGTTTTCGTCTCGGCGACGCTGCCGCCTGTCGACCCCGACCTTTCGGAAGCGAATCTTGCCGGGGCCGGCAGCTATGTATTCACGCTGACTAAACCCAACCGCATCGCCTTCAAAGGTGTTGGTACAGCGGCATTGCCCGTTTCAAGAATCACAGTTGTTTCGGCAATTGAAGACGTTGCGGGCCTGCCCAAGAACATTACGATTGAAGTCTCTTCCAGCGAAGACGGACTGCGCACCAGACCCTTCGCCAGCGAAGAAATGGCACCGGATGGAGTCCTTGACGTCAAGCGCTCGTCGACCTTGGCGCGTTGGGTGTTTGTTACAGTTCAGTCAGGATGGGATGGGACTAATGTCGGGATCGAATCCATCAAGATAAGATAGGCGAATGAAAAAACAACCGAGACGATCTCACCTCAAAAGCCAATGCCAATACGGACAGACACAGGATTGACAACTCTTCCCAAGCTCATGGAGCCCGTCAGTTGGCCATCGGAAAGCTGGAACGAGCCATGAGTTTCGCCAACTCGGATGGAGATTCCGTTATCTGCCAAAACGATCACGCAACTTCAGTTACGTCCGTTTTGTAATCCACCCCCTCATAGCACCTGCTTTCCGAATTGCACTGATCAAGTGTCAAGGTAAAGCTACCGCCATTGTTTGCAATCACCGAGCCATTAAGGTCTTGCGTTACAGCGAAATGAGAGCTTTCCTCGTTCGCAGCTTCTTCGCCAGTAAATTGAATAATTACCGCTGGCAATGTGTCAAAGTACCCTTTAAGTGCGATCCTCTGGACCACTACGTTTGGGCTGAAAACCCCTTGCTCTATTGCCATTTGCATCACCTTTAGACCCCATGATCGCGGCGTGAGCTGACTGGGCTGGTGCCCCGCCAGCTGATGCCGGAGCTTCTCAATCAGGATCGCCTGCGCCTTGACCACTTCCAGAAGCCGCGCGGTGAAGCTGCGCAGCTCCTCGGGGTCTTCCGGCAAGGTCAGGGTTTGATCTAGCATGCAAGAAGTTTATCCCACTGTATTCGTTGTTGGAATCATAGATTGCAGGGGCCGCAGATTATCCCGCCGCCAAAGGTCGCCAGCGTTGTGTGGCCCATCGCCGGTTTCGCGCCAGAGCGGTTCGCCTCGCCGCAAGTTGGAGTAGACCTCCTGCAGCCAGCCGAGCGCGATCATTCTGTTGACGGCCATCTTCGCCGCCGCACCGGCCAGCCCCTTGGGAAGTGGCAGGGCGATGTTCTCGGGGCGCTGGACCCCAGCGCTGAGGCTGATGGTCCGGGTTTCCGTCAGCTTGGTCATGGCTGGGCTCCTTTATCTGTCGTTGGCGGCAAGGAAGGCGGCAATGCGCGACATCAGGTCGTTGTGGCCGTCGGCATCCGTGCCGATGATCACGTCGCCATCGTCGTCGCGTTCCAGATCGGAGATCTCGCGCAGCAGGGCGATGGCGTCATCGCAGGCGGTGAGGCGTTCGGCCTCCCATGCAGCGGTGATGGCATCCTGTTCGATCTGATGGCGCTGGGCGGGATCAAGCGGCATGTTCGCCCTCCTTGAAGGCGGCGTCGGTGATCTGGCGCAGGAGGCTCGCGTAATGGTTCAGGGTGCCGACGTGGCCCCAGTTGATCTCGTCGGGGTGAGCCTCGAAGTGGTCGTCGCTCAGGGCCTTCAGTCGCTCCAGCATCGCGTCGATCTGGAACTTGGTGGTCATGAAGGCGTCGAGGGCTTTGGCATTGTCGGTGGCGCGGCGGGTGGTCATGGCGTGGTCGTCCTTCGGTAAGTTGCATCGTTCTGGTGCAATCCGAATCGCTCGTGTCAGCAGTGTAATCAACCGAATAACAAGCAATTTCATTGCTTTAGACGTGGCGGCCGACAGCATGGAAGGTATGTCCGAACGGGAATACTCCGCCCATTCCGGCCTCTCGCGTGGGGCCATCCAGAAGGCACGCCGCGCCAGTCGGCTGGTGGTCTACAGCGACGGGTCGATCAACGCGGCCGCCTCCGATGTGCGCCGGGCCGACATGACCGATCCCGACCAGCAGCGCCGCAGCACTGGCGGCGACAGCGCGTTCAGCGGTCCCGCAGACAGCTCGTCATATCTGAAGGCCCGCACCGCGCTGACCGTCTACCAGGCGCAGGACAAACAGCTGGGCATCCAGAAGAAGAAAGGCACGCTGGTGGATCGGGCGCGGGCGGAAGCGCTGGTGTTCCGGTTGGCCCGACAGGAACGCGATACTTGGGTCACTTGGCCCAACAGAGTGGCAGCGCTGATGGCGGCTGAAGTGGCCTTGGGAGTGGAGAAACAAACCGGAACGCCGGTGATCATCGAGGCCGCGATCCTGCAGAGGGTGTTGGAAGCCCATGTCAGACAGCACCTCGACGACCTCGCAGATCTCCGAGTTTCCCTCGGATAGCAATGACCTGACCGCAGACCTCGATCTTGGCTTTGACGGGGCCGAAGACATCCTTCGCAGCTGGCGCAAGGGCATGCGTCCCGACCCGGACCTGACGGTGTCGGAATGGGCGGATGAACATCGCTGGCTGTCGTCTCGCGGTGCGGCCGAACCGGGGCGCTACCGCACGGCCCGCGCGCCCTACTTGCGCGAGATCATGGATGCGCTGTCACCGCGCCACCCGGCGCAGCGCGTGACCTTCATGAAGGCGGCGCAGGTCGGGGCCACAGAGGCTGGCAACAACTGGATCGGCTTTGTCATCCATCATGCACCGGGGCCGATGCTAGCGGTATTGCCATCGCTGGAACTCGCCAAACGCACGTCGCGGGGCCGTCTTGATCCCCTGATCGCGGACAGCGCGGCTCTGCGCGAACGGGTCAATCCTGCCCGGTCGCGCGATGCTGGTAATTCGATGCTTTCGAAGGAATTCCCGGGCGGCATACTGGTGCTGACCGGTGCCAACAGTGCCACCGGCCTGCGGTCTATGCCTGCGCGCTACATTTTCCTCGACGAAGTAGACGCCTATCCAGCTTCTGCTGACGAGGAAGGTGATCCGGTCACGCTGGCCGAAGCGCGGACCACCACCTTCTCGCACCGGCGCAAGGTGTTCATAGTCTCGACCCCGACGATCCGGGGATTGTCCCGAATTGAACGGGAGTTCGAGGCCAGCGACCAGCGTCGGTACTTTGTGCCCTGCCCCCATTGCGGGGCGATGCAGTGGCTGCAGTTCGAACGCCTGCGCTGGGACAAAGGACGGCCCGACACGGCGGCCTATCACTGCGAGGGCTGCGAACGCCCCATCGCCGAGCATCACAAGACTCAGATGCTGGAATGCGGGGAGTGGCGCGCGACGGCTGTTTCCGCCGATCCGCACTCCATCGGCTTCCACATCTCTGCGCTCTATTCGCCGCTGGGCTGGAAAAGCTGGCAGCAGATCGCGCGGGAATGGCTGGCGGCGCAAGGCTCGGAGGCAATGCTGCGCGTCGCGCGCAACACGCTGCTGGGCGAGACATGGGTGGAGTCGGGCGAAGCCCCTGAGTGGCAGCGGCTGGCGGAACGTCGCGAAAGCTACGCGGGCGCGCAGATTCCCGTCGGCGGTCTGTTCCTGACCGCTGGCGTCGACGTGCAGAAAGACCGCATCGAGGTCGATGTCTGGGCCTGGGGCCGGGGCTTGGATTCCTGGCTGGTCGATCACATCGTCATCGCCGGTGGCCCGGACGATCCGGCCTGCTGGGACAAGCTGACGGCGTTGCTCGGTCGGACATGGACCTGCGCCAATGGCGCGGTGATGGTGATCGGCAAGCTCGCCATCGACACTGGTTATGAGGCACCCGCGGTTTACGCATGGGCGCGCAAACAGGGCTTCGATCAGGTGGCCCCGATCAAGGGCCTCGAGGGCTTCAAC